TTGCAATAGTGCATGCCAACCTAATGCACCGATACCAATAGAACGCTCACGCATAGCAGAGTACTTTGCACGTTTAATTTGCTTAGGGGCATTATCAATGAAGTACTGCAATACGTTATCGAGCATTTCTGCCACGTCTTTTAGGAACATCTTGTTCTTTTTCCAATCATCATAGTGTTCCAAGTTCAATGAAGATAGGCAACATACAGCTGTACGTTTCTCATTGGTTGGTAGGATAATTTCAGAACACAAGTTTGATTGATTAATGCGTAGGCCTCGATCCTTTAACCATTGCGGCATTGCACGGTTACTTGCATCGATGAAGTGGATATACGGTTCACCTGTCTGCATACGCATTTCCAGGATACGCTGCCATAGTTCTTTTGCCGATACTGTTTCACGAACTTCATTGGAAGCTGGATCTACTAAGTCCCATGAGTCATCCACATTATCATCCAACATGGCTCGTTCAATAATTTCCATGAATCGATCTGGAATATTAATACCATGGTGCATATTCAAACAACGCATGTTCTGATCACCTGTTGGCTTACGCATTTCCAAGAAGTTGATAATGTCTGGATGATCGATATCTAGATATGCAGCGTAAGATCCACGACGAGTGCGGCCTTGACGATATGCCAAAGATGATGCATCATACATCTTAAGGTGTGGCATGACTCCAGTGGATTTATCATCAGCAGAACGAATGCCAAATCCTACACCAACACCGCCTCCTAGCATACTAAGCCAGTTCGTTTCCGACAAGTTTTCTACTAAGCCCTCGGCGGTATCTTCGATGTAATTGAGAAAACATGAGATAGGTAAGCCACGCTTACTACGGCCGAAAGATAGAATAGGAGTAGAATAGCTAAGCCAATGCTTGCTAGCATAATCATACAACCGCTGAGCATGCTCAGGATTGCTACCAAACTTCGAACTAACATAGGCAAACCTTTCCTGAGGAGAAGTTTCGTCCTCTTTCATATATGACTCTTTAAGGCGAGTAATACCCAAACTATCGAACAGACTATCTCTACTGTAATCTACTTTAATTCCATGAACAATATTCGTCATGCTTTTCTCCATTATTATCTTGAAAATTCAACCCAACCGGTGATTATATACTTATCATTGCTAAGTGGTGGATTGCCCCTATGCGTGTGCGTATAACCCGCCGGCCAAATAACCAATCTATTGCGAATAGCATGAATTCTCTTTTTTAAGTATAAGAATTCAGTCTCTCCGCCCTGTTCAACATCATTCATATACCAAAGAAAGACTCCGAATCTATTACCAGAGTCGATAGAACCTTGCTCAGTATGCCAAATATGATACCCTTCTCCCGGTCTAGTGCGCTGAATTTTAACTCCATGTACAATAGGCGGACCAAAATCTTTTAATGTAGAATACTGGTTTGCATAATCATCCCACTTAGGCCAAAAATTATTTAAGAATACTTCAGCTTGACTTCGATCTAGGCTGATAGACAAATCATCTTTAATATGTCTATCTTCTGGTCTATACCAACCTTGACTATTTTCATATTCAGCAAACATCTTTTCATAATGCTCTATAACCGCTTCGTCTAGTGCATTATCATATATGCCAACGAAGTCGTCTGCAGTATTATTATACTTAGGTTGTGCCATATTATTCTTCTAGAAGAGTATTGGTTAACGGGAAAATATCGGCAATTACCTTAGCACAGGCCTTAGCAATTTCCATATGTTCTTTTTGTGTACCATTTGCTGCACGTAACTGAATATAGTGAATCCAGCTGCGAATAGTACCATTCATATATACTCGTGTTTTCGTTAGACCTTCTGGTAGAACTGCACGAGCCTGTTCTTTTGCAACACCGTTATCGATTGCCCATTTATAAGCACTCTCTGCGGCTTCAATAACTTTTCTCTGCTGAATCATCCATTCACGCTTCAATTCTGAGTCTTCGGTCTCTACGGAATTTTGGCGATTCTTAGCATCTTGTAAACGAGCTTCACGAAATGTAAACATATCACCAAGTTCTCCCACATTAGCATAACGCTGTGAGAATTCTTGAAACGAGAAAGAGCGATGTCTTACGATCTGGTGAGCAATGTCACGTGTCGTATCAATTTCAATACATGCATTTGCCATCTCAAGAGGTGACCAATGAGCATGTTTGATTAGATATCCGATTAATTTTTCTGAGGTTTCAGTGTTAAACTGATTTGCTGGGTTAGAAACACGGGCACAATATGCCACTAGTTCCTGAACATCGTATAATCCCTCTTCAATAAGTTCACGTGAGGGTTTTGTATAAGAAATAAGACGTACTTGCACTGCGCTTCTCCATAAATGTATTCAAGTGGTCTACTATATATAGACAACTGGTGACGAAAATGGGCTTTTTCAAGCCCATTCAAAAATATATTTCTTTAATAAACTTTTAAGGTTTTATTAAGGGTATCAGATTGGATAGGGCATAACCAATGGCTGCTCCAGCACCCATTATATACCATTTCCATTTTTCTAGTGTACGAATTCGATCTTCCATTTCTTTCATATCACCTTGGATTTCATTTTTGATATCATTATGTTGTTGTGTTGATACCACTGCAGCGTGCTTCATACGTTCTTCGATACGCTTTTCCATGGATTCCAATTTTTCCAGGATTTCTCGTGTTTGCGTGGTGATACGTGAGTGTAATTCATCGATTTCACGATCGCGTTTGTCACTGACCTTTTCTAAAGAATTTAGGCGTTCGTCATGGACTGCTAGGAGTTTCCCAATACTATTGGATACTTCAGATATCTTTTCTAAAGAGGAGTCTAGTTTTCCAACCACACTCTTAAGTACTTCTAGTTCAGTTTCCAACGCCATCTTGAATCCCCGCTTTAGGCTCGTAGTATTCTTTATACTTGATTATTATAACGCGTTGAGCGTTAATGAAATTTCTAATTTCTGCCATCAACATCGATAGATCCTGATAACCGTCATCCGTTATAGCGAATAATACTTTATTGCCTTCTAAATTAGCAAAAGCTTCATTTACATTGTCAGGTGTTACAATCAACCACTTGATTGTATTAGTATTTATAGGTAAAGGATTATCAATGTTGAGAGGAGTCTTATCGACTGCCTTAGTTTGTATCTCTACCGGTTTAATATTTTCTTTACCAAAAGATGGCAAGAATGCACAACCGCTGCTAGTTACTACTAGTGAGTAAAGAAGGACATTCCTTATTAGTCTCAGTGCCATTTTTCTCGCCTTCAGTCAAAGGTGAACCAGATGCTAACTCTATACATCGTAAAGCATTCTTGGTTCCAGTATTAATAGATTTTTCTACCAGTGCAGGTTTTTCTGCAGCTAGTTTTCCAAAATCACGCTTGCTTCCATCCGCAGAGGTGTTGAACCTATCACGTAAGGAATTCATATCTTCTTGTTGTGCTTTAATCACGCCGGTTAGTTCACTATTAATCTTACTAATAGCTTCTTGCTCTATACGTATTTGCGTGATTAACTCTTGTTGTGCCTGAACGGCATCGGTCATTTTCTTGGTATTCTCAAGGCTAACCGCAAGATCGGCCTTGAGAGATGTTACATACCAACCTGCCGCCGCTATGATAACGACTATTACAAGAATAGCGATAGCACGGATAGCTGCAGTGATTCCCATTACTTATTCTTTTGTTTGTCTGCAACTTTTTGTAAAGCTTGACGTGCTAGATGACGAGCTGCTGACATGCCATAACCCTGTTTACCTGGAGTAGCAACTTTCTTTTTAGAATATGGACCATCAAAAGGAGGATCTTCCTTCTTATCAGTATGCATATCTTCTTTAGCCAAACGATCAACTGCTTTAGATACACCACTTAGTCTCTTTTCAGCACGTTTTTCTTTAGAGTCCATATTAGCAAACCGGTTTGGTCCTCGTGCACCAGCTTCTACGCCAGCAGCACGAGTAGCAGATGCCGCATTGCCGGATGCTTTTCTAACGTATGAACCTAATGTAGACTTGCTCAATTCATCAATTTGTTCTGCTGATTTTGACAGCTCTTCATTCATTTCGCTCATTAAATAATCATGAGCGGTTTGAACATAGTCAGTTGCTAGAGTAATCTTTGACTGAACCCATTCCGGAAGATCTGTATCTTCTTTCATCATACCCATCATATGTTCACCATGACGGGTTAATGTCTTTAATTGAGTCATAGCCATGGCACCTTCGTAGCCATACTCTTGTTTGTCTTTTGCTTCATTCATTGTAACTTCTTCTTTATTCAAACGTTTCTTTGCTTTAAGAATGTTTACATTTGAACGTGTAGCAGTTCTTGATGCAGCATTGACATCTTTCTCTAGTTCACGTTTCTTAGCGTCATGGTCAAATTGATGTTTAAGAGGTGCATCAAGGGAAGGTCTGTTCCTGTTGTGCTGGCGTAGAGCATCACGTGCATCAATCACACCCTGTCTATTGGACTCATGATCATCCGACTTCTTATCTATGTAAGAACGCAATGTACCTTTGCTTAACTCGTCAATCTGATCAGCTTCTTCTTTCATACCCATCAATCTACGAACATGTTTTTTAGCCTCATCATCAGACATTCCATGCTTTTTCTTTAAAGCATCAACTCCTTGCTGCATATTCTTGGTAGGGCCAAGCGTCTTATGTAAATCAGCATCAGAAGGAGTATTTGCTTCTTCAATCTCGACTTCTTCCTTCATTTTCTCTTTAGCCATCATAGCACGAATCTTGTCGACAGTGCTAGCATCCTTTTTAGTTAAAGCTTTTTTGGCTTCTTGCTCCTTGCGCTTTGCTTCAGCGGCAGCCCACGCAGCATCCGATTCGGCAATAGCTTCTGTCATAAATTGATTAAACTTTTTCATATTCTCCATCCTTCTGTCTGCGGAATAATTTTAGGGTTTTCTTTTTCTTAGGTTTTATTGCTGGATAATCAACAGATGTAGCAGTGCCATCACCAACCACATTAGCGATAGCTGCTACAGCATCTTCTTCAAGTGGGTCAATATTTTTTATTAAATCAGCAAAATCCAATTCTTCTTCAACCATGCATAAGTTTTTAGATTCTATTGCATGAATAGTTTCAATCAACTCATGTTCTTTAATTGATGTACGTACATTTAGATTTTCTTTAATCAACCAATATGCTGCCATTACAGAAGCAAACTTAGTTTTTCCACCTGGAACTTTACCTAATAATTTTTTAAGATTAAAAACTAATCTATGTAACGCAGTATACGAATCTCTTTCTTCAGAGTCATCTAAATCTTTAACCTTCTTTAACGCATTACCATCTTTGTCGATGATTCCGAACTTATACGCATCAGTCTTCTCAAATGGAGTGACCAACATATATAAGACCCTGAATGCAATTAAATTGTCAGTTGTGGAATTCATTAAATTTTCCTTAATATACTTACTATGTTCTGATCTAAAGTGACGTCTGTTAGTTCCGACTCTTCTAGTCTACCTAAGTATACCATGAAAGTCTTTAATGCCGGCCAGTGTTCTTTGTCGACTTTGAATAGCAGCATTTCATTTAAACACTCTCCAAAAATATTATACAATACTATTAGATGGTTTAGAATCAATCGCTCTCTAAGTTCGCCCTCCGAATACCGCCTGAAAAGTTTCTTCAAATAGAGAAACCTTCGTAAATCTTCTTCAAATTCCTGTACACTATGGCACTGTGTATTATCATAGTGCTTCATAGCATACAGGATGAAGTTGTCATCAGTCAATTTAAAATTCATAATATACGCGGGTAGTTAACCCGCATTTAATTAAGGTGTAGCTACAGTTAGTGTAGCAGCATCAGAAGTTACATCAGAGGCGCCGTCAGTAGAAACTACACAACGGAACTGATATCCATTTAGATCGCCAGCGCCGCCGCCTAGATCGACATCAGCATTAGCGATGGTGATTTCAGCAGTATTAAATCCTGTTGCCCATTCTGGTTGTGCATCATCCCATGTAGAACCACCGTTTTCAGAGAATTCCCATGCGTATACTAATGTTGAAGAACTTGCAGGTGAAACTGATGCTGTTACTGAGAATGCAACTGTCTCTTCATCGCCTAGAACGGCAGATACATTAGCCGGTTGACCGCTAATAGTAATAGTGCGTGTCTGTGTAGTAAGTACTGAATCACCATCAGTACTCATTGAACCCATTGCGACCATTGTTTCATATGTAACACGACCAGCACGACCGCCGGTACCTTCAGTTTTTAGAACCCAACCTGCAGTCACACCGGGCGTGGCGGCAGTCTCGGCGGCATCAGCGCCGTATGTATTTGCCTTATCGGCGTCTGACAAGTACTTTGGCTTACCAGCTTCCTCGTCTTTATTTGTCCATAGTGCCATTTTATTCTCCTTATTTGGAATGTTATACTTATTTATTGCTTGCTGGTTTACCAGCGTTAGGATTACCCATAGATGCTTTCATAGCTTTCTGTTTAGCTTTTTTGGCATCTAATTTTTTCTTGAGCTCAGGATCGGCGTTGATCATCCAACCTGGAGCATAACCCTTGCCTTCGTCGATATATGATTCAACGAAAGAATCGAGTCCTTCTTCAACTACCTGGTCGAATTGCTCTTCTGTAAGGTCCATTAAAAATTCTAGTGCTTCAGCAAATTGGTTCTTTTTAGGACGGCCACGCCCGCGCTTAACTTCGGAGTTATCTCTCTTGAACTCTTTGCTCATGCCATCTGGATCACGTTGTTTAGTATAAACGGTACCAGTGTCTGTTTTCTTAATATCATGCTTAGTCATGGTAGAAGTCTTTTGCTTTTCAGCATTCTTCTTAACCATCTTTTGCATGTCATCCCAGCCTTCTTCTACCTGATCTTCTTTCATAGCCATCTTGGTAGCAGTAGCATACATGATATTTTTTGCACGATCTTTGCCATATTTGTCAACGAATGATTTATAATTCTTTTTCATGCCTTTGACATAGTCTTCACGTTTTTTCATTTCCGCGTCAGACATTTCTTCTGCAGCTTCAGACATATTATTCTTGCCGTCGTCCTCGCCGTGCTTAAAAACGATCTTGCCGGCTTTATATTTTTTACCGTTTTTATCTAATTTAAAATCTGAAGTATCAACTACATCGTTGGCGTTTTCATCATTTTCTTCAGCTTGTAATTTTTTAAAATCATCAGCATCTAGTTTACCATTGCCGTTTTTATCAAGCTTATGTTGATTGCCTTTTAACTTCTGTTCTGAAAATTGTTTAAAATTCATTTTACATTTCCCCTTCATTTAACTTCATTGAAACACGAAGCATCCATTCGTGCTTCTTATGGATATCTAAACGACCTGCCAAGAAATCAGCAAGTCCTTGTTTGTTCATTTGATTAGCCATATCAAACGCTTCTTGTAAACAACCAATAACAGATGCATTTGCAGCATATGTGCTAACAACCATGGCGTAACACGTCTGTGGCTTTTCTTTGTCTTCTTCTAGTGTAGCATTATTATACAATTCGCTCAGACTAATTGGAGCATATGGACCTTCGATACGAATCTTTTCTGCAATAGTGTCTACGGCACCATGGACTTCTTCGTATAGATCACCGAAGAATTTATGATACTGACTAAAGTGAATACCTTCCACATTCCAATGGTATGAATGTGTTTTGAAATACATTATGAACGTATTTGCCAGACATTTGTTAAGTGATTTTGTTAATTCGTCCATATTTTAATCCGATCGAAGTTTAATTCTGTATGTTTGGTATAATGTATCTCTGGATACTTATTTAGTATAAGTACTATGAACCAAACGATCGTTTTCATACTTGCGTACTTTAGGTACCATACGCATAGCTAATCTATTGATAACAGATTTACGCTTTTGTACTATTTTTTCTAGTCTTTCTTTTTCACCGACAGACAATTTGTTTAAAGGTCTTTTAGCAATTCGCATCTTTAAAGCTTTAACTGCTAATCGTCTAGCTCTAGTATTTACCTTCTTAACAGACGATCTAGTTTTTAATGCGATTCGCAATCTACGTTCACGCTTACTCTTGGTACGAGCAAACCTGATCTTAGACTTGATTCTTTCTTGACGGCTTAATACTTCATTCAAAGTTTCTTCTTTGAGTTCGTCGACCTTCTCGCCAGTTTCGTCATCGATGATATCTAATTCTTCGTCGTCATATCCGTGAAGCATATGATCGTCATTCATTGAATCGGCTACTTTATCCAAATCATCGTCGGACATTTCTTCCTCTTCTTCATCATCATCTGCTTCTTCTCCAAGATGATGCTTAATTTTCAAGACGCGCACTGAATTATCACCGCAGTGCAATGACTTTCCAACAACTTCTTCATCTACCTCAGATTGCTTAAATGCCACGGCAAGCTTCTCATCATATTTGATTCCGGCTTCTTTTGCAACATCTAGCATGTTGGCAACGATTTCTTTTCCGCGGGCAGAAAATGTCTTATTCTTGATTCTACGTAATGCAGTATTGACAAGAAGTTCCGGATTATTACTAGTAGGTTCTTCTAAGCCGAGAGACATTGCAATTACTCTTGCGACTTTAATTTTGTCAGATGCGGTATATTTCATTTCGTTTATTTCCTCGGTGACTTCTTGTGCCACATCTTCAAATACTTGTACTTGATTTAGCCATTTACTTTCCAATGACCCATCCTGCAATTGGATTAAAACATGGTTAGATCCACGTTTCACGATCTCGCATACCTGCTCCTCAAATAGTACCTTATCTCCTACGTTGAAGATATTGCCAGAATGGTATGATTCTCTAATTGTATCTCTTTCGAACTGGATAGATTCTTTAATAGCATCGATACCCATACCTTCACGGATTTCATTCATTAGACGTTTAGCATCTAACTCAGTAATACCATGTGGCAGACCTTTCTTAAACGCGGCAAAGTTACCTTTCTTGGCAGCTTCACGCATCTTAGTACCAGACATTCCCGATGCAGTATCCGAGTCTGGATCACGCTCTCCGGCAGAAACAACTTCGATAGTTTCAAAGTTGAATGTGGTTCCGTTATACTTATCTAATAGTTTCTTATATTCAGCAACTCTATCCGAGCCAGCAATCATTACGAGATGCTTATACTTCTTAGATAACTCGGCAGCCACTTCCATGAATGTGCGCATGTTATCGGTTGCCGCCATGAATTTGGCATGGGGAAACATCCGCTTAAGATAATATACCTTGCGGTTAGCTGGAAGTGGATTTGATTTTTTGTCTTGAGTACGGGATGTGTAAATGACATGATCTGCCTTCTGAGCAGATGCCAACTTAGTTACCGCATTGACTAAAAGTGCGTGACCATTCGTCGGAGGCTGAAACCTGCCGAATGCGAACACAACCTTTTTTGACGGCAATTCTTTTATGAGTTGCTTATATCTTTTCATTTTTATCCATCTATAATAAGTAATATGTATTATTTATATGACTTAAATATTCATAGTGCTATCTGTGTACAAGTTATCGTTGCTGAAGGAATAGCAGGACTGAATGCTGTTACGTCAGGTGCATCAATTATAATAGCAGTATCAGAAGCTGCATACATGATTTGAATGTAATCATCCTTTGCAAGACTAACTGAAAGCGTATAAGCCAAAAGCTGATATACTCCGTTGCCTGTTATAGACTGACGCTTTGCTGAACGAGGAATGTCAACTCCGTTCTTTCTCATCCATACATAGAATGCCTTAGCAGCCGCGTTAGTCGAAGTCAAAGAAATAGTTACATCAAACTTAAAGAAACCTGATTCTTCTGTATAAATCTTTGAATAATCAGGAATAGTTTCTCCATCGGCATGGAATCCACGAGAGATGTCAGTAACCCCAAATGTAATTGGATAAGCAGTATCGACGGTTAATGGATGTTGGTCGATCTCTGAAGAGAATCTAGCATACTGCATCTCCTGTTCGACAGTAGGACGAACTATGATTCGACCAATAACGGCATCTTTATGCACAACCGCTGCAACAGGGATAACATTATTTGGCGCTGTTGGCTTTATATTTGTTAAACCACCTGGAACTAAAGGATTTGCATAAAGAATATCCCCTTCTTCCCACATGGAAGTGTCAACATCATTGACGTAACCAAATGCTGTTACAAACCCAGTCTCTCCATTTACTATGTCTTCTGTCGTTATACCCATAACATAAAGACTTGGGTACGTGCCATTGGCAATCATAGGAGTAATTAGAAGTCTTGCATTATTATCAGATTCTGCACCAGCAAACATAACCAACGTACCATTCGTAATGGTTGAACCTGTTATGTTTTTAACTGGCGGGTAATATTGTTCTTGACCAATTTGTTGCCTAACACTGTTTTTATGATGCAAATTTAATGTGCGATCAAAATTATTCCAGGTGAGAGTTCCCTCACCATGTGTATTATCATCTTCATGAGTAACATCAAATTGAACAGAATCTATTGGACCAATATCTTTGGTGAATTGTACTTTCTTTGAAGCAGCATCGTATTCGAGCACCCAATTATCATTACCAGATGTCATCGTTGAACGCTCAACGTCATCCAAATATCTAAAGTTAACTTCGCCTGAACCTGGACCAGTGGCAGTTATTTTTCCTAGCCATTGTTCCATGAACTTAATTTTATCGGTGATAGCTTTAATATCTTTAGATGTGGGTTCTGGATTGGGCTGTGAGAATGGTACAGCATCAGGCTGCTTTTTAAGCAAGCTAAGTACTTCTGCCTGTTTATCAGCTTCACTTTTAATTTCTGGAATTTCTTCCTGGATAATATCTTGTTCGATCTGCTCTATAGCTTCGATTTTTTCAACTAGCTCATCGATTTCTTCTTTTTCAATTTCAAAGTGTTTTGGAGACGCAGAAGCCAACTGTGCAAAGAAGTCATTAACGTCTTCTCTAACAGTTTCCTTAATCTCTTTAATTTTCTGATGCTTAGGATCTTGGGCCTTAGCTTCAGAAATCAGTTTCAAGAAGTCATTTAATTCGCTCATTAACAATTCCACTTCTTAAGAGCAAGTGCTTTACGTGTTGGTTTACCGTTCTCGTCCTTCATAGGACCTTCAACGCCGCTCATACGGGCACAGAAAGATTTTCTACGTTTAGCATCCTTACTATCAGGATCCATTTTAGATGGTTTCGTAGTTACTGCAGTTTGTAGTTTACTGCCTGGGTTCTCTCTACGAAAAGCATCAACGCCTTTTTGTGTCAATCCACCGGTAGAAGACTTATGCCCTTTAGCATCGATAGCCGCTTCACCAATTTCTGATTCCTCGTTTGCTGATTTAAAATCGGCATCGGTCGGAGCTCCTTTAGATCCTGGCTTACGCATCTTTTCATTGGAACCAGCTTTAATACGTTTGCGTTTAGCATGGATATTGGCCCATAGGCCATTTTTTTCTTCTTGTAAATATTCTTTAAATGTAATCATCGTAATATCCTATGCTAAGTTATCGTAAGCGTCATGACCTAAGGAAAATCCATGTTTTTTACAATACGTGACCCAAGCGCCGTGTCTGTGTTTTTCTTTTAAGTCGTTATATGTATCGACCCACTTATACATACGCGAACTTGGATTATCATTCCAACGGTGCGCATATTTTGAAATATTTTTACTTAAAGTTTCTAATTGAGCAACAATCTTATCATCGGGATTCTTTGCTTCAGATAGCCTTTGTTTAAATTGATCATACCTAATCATCTCTGCCATCCCTTGATAATATCAGCTGAAAAGTTAGCTTTACTAAATTCCATACGATCTACAATTTTAACTGCACCGCCAGATAGGTGGTCTATTGCAACGAATCCTTCGACTCCAGTTACTTTAAAACCGTTTGCAGTCCTTAAGAAAGTATTTATGTGACCAGCTTTATTCATCTTATCGATAATCATCTGTTTGGCTTCAACAATCAGATTCATCAAATCGAATATGGCTACAATCTGATTCTTGTCGTGATGGGCAAAGAACTGAAGAACTTTCTTGCGAGCGTCTTCTTGTTTATTTTTTCCAGCTTCTGTCTTTCTACGGTCAATCATACCCTGATACCTGTCATAGATATAATGGTATAGACCTTCTACGTGTGCTTTTGTGTTTGTGATTTTTTCTGCATTACGAACTTTGGAGTTATTGTAGGTCTTCACAGCAGCTAATAGATCTGCATCTCGTGAGATTGCGTTTAGGGTTTGCGCGCTGATTGACCCAAATAACTTCCCGGCACTCGATAAAACTGCAGTGACTCTATCTGTCTCAGCTTTCGTGAACGTCGCTGTGCCAGAATAATCTCTATAATTAGCATCGTCCATCCAAACGGATTGGACCTCGTTTAACTTGTCAACTATAGTTTTACCAAAACTTGCTTTCATAGTCTCGAATGTTTTTCCGGAATACGTCGTATGCCAAACAACACCGATCTTTGAACCTCTAATCTTCTTGCCTAGTTCACTATTATACGGAACAGCATAGACAATAGTATTTGGATGGAAGGTTATATAATCCTGTCCATCGATATTTTCTTTCTTAAGATCGTTCTTGGTGAACATCAAATCACCTTGGAACACACCTTCTTTTACGCCCAACTTTGAGAATTCTATCAATGCGATCTTTAATTTTGCCGCAAGATCTCCCGAAGTATCTGCATCAATTTCTGCCGCAGTCTTATATACCTTAGGCGATTTATTGAATACGCCTTTCTTTGCAACAAAGAATTTACCATCTCTTGGATCTACGCCAGCAAAAACGGCCGGAGCACCATCCCATTTTACCGTTGCAGTAACTTTAGATGTAGAACTGCCGGCTAACATGTCGCGAAGATCGCGTAAGAATAAAATAGATTTACGTGCACCCTCAACTCCTTCATTGAAGATCATATCCTCAACGTGTTCCATGTGGGTGTTCTTTTCTTCGGCGATGAATTCTTTAAGCTTTAACATATATTAATATTATACCATATCTTCGATTTGTTGTACATATAATA